CGTCATGTCACGAAGCCCTCAACCAATAGCCGCCACCATCGCGGCGAACAGGGGAATTGTTTGCGAAACGCCAAGCCCTAGCAGGTACACCCTTGGTTAGGGTGGGGCTGCCGCCCAGGCTAAAACCGCCCGAGCCTATTTTCATGGTCTTCATCGGCAATCACTCCGTAATGACCGAGATGACGACCGGCTGGTCGCCATCGGGGAAAAAGTAAAGGTTCGTGCTGGCATCATCGAACGCGAAGGACATGGGCTGGCGCCAGCCCATCGGCATGAAATCGAAAGCCGCCGTGCCTTCATCTGCGTCAGAGTCGGGCGCCGCGCTCGGCACGGCAGCGGCGGTCTTGATATAGCCCGAACCCGATGGCGTGCGGATCAACGCCAGCACCTTCGCCTTGCCGGTCGATATTGCGGTCCATTCATTGGCGTTGCAGCGCACGCCTTTCGTTGCAGCCGTCATTGGGCGCTCCTATCGCTGGTGATGGTGGAGAGGCGACGGTTCACACCGCTGTTACGGTCACGTCGAGGGTCCGATCCGTGCCGGAGCGGATATAGACGTCCTGTCCAGCAATGCCGGCCATCGAGAAGGGTTGGCCCGCGAGGCATTCATGATAAGCGCTGTTTGCATCCGGTGCTGTCGTGCCGATATACACATGGATCGGCCAGACCCAGCTGTGCGAGATCAGCACGTTCTGCAGGTCTTCAGAGATCTTCAGCCAGGCGCCAACAGGCGCTGTCCTCATGGTAGTCATATGAGTTGTCCTTGTTAGCGTTCACGCTCTCGCCGGGCGATCTCGCGCTGGATGCGCAGTTCCTCGCGAATGCGATCAAGTTCAATGTGCATGCGCTCAAGCATGCGGCCGAGTTGGCGGCCGACCTCGGTCATTTCCACCACAGCGTCCGTATGGGCTTCGACCGCGGCGCTTGCGCGGTTCAGCGCGGCGGGATCGACGATCACCGCAGCCACCTCAGCGGCCTTCGTGGCGGGCGGTGCGACCTGGCGTCCCTGGAACAGGCCGAGATAGCGAACACCGAAGATCATGGCGAGCACGGCGCCGAAGGTCACGATCGCCAGAGGAGGCAGTTTAGCCAGTTCTTCCATTGCGAATTTCCCCCTCGTCATGTGCCGCGCGGTGCATGTTGACCAGCTCGCTCACCGCAAACAGCGGATAGATCGCGAGCCAGGTCGATACGACATCGGAGGATGCAAATCCGTATGTGATGCCTGTCCAGATGATGCAGCCGATGCCGGCCGATACCTGCCTGATTTGTGGCGTGACCTTCGCTCTGGCGCCGTTGATGATGAGCCCGACAATCCGCAAGGCGCCGACGCAAAACATCGTCCAGCCCAGCAGATCCTCGCTGAAGAACAGGTCTTGAAAGGCAACATAGGCTGGCTGGTCGAATAGTTTGGAAGGAAGGATAAGGATCACACCGAACATCATCATGTGTCCGGCCATGAACCACTCCATCATTCGGGGGCCGAAGCGATGCTGGATCCTGATCCAGATCCCCGGCCCGACATATCCGCTGGACATGGCGACCTCCTCAGCGCTGCTGGAGGAGGTCGGGCACTTTGCTCATGATGATGTCGCGCAACGCGTCGGGCGAAACATCGAGCCGTGCCAGCGCATCCGGGTTCTTGTCTTCGACATAGCGCACCGCTTCTTTCAGCACTGCCGGCGCGATCGTCGCGGCCGAGGTCGTCAGACCGGATTTTGCCATGGCATAGCGCAGCGCATTGGCGGCCGATTGATGCAGCGCCTGGCGAAGCTGGGCCTCGATCTCCAGGCGCTTGGCATCGTCGGAGATCTTCAGCACGGCAAGAAGCCGAACCGCAATCCAAGTCGCCAGCGCCGGGCCGACAAGGGAGAAGAAGACGGCGACCACGGGCTGCACGATTGCCCACAGTTCCGGCCAGATCGAGGGAGCCCCAACCGCAGGCAGCGCCTCCGCAGCGGCGGCAAACAGCGGCCACAACACGAATGACGCTAGGGCCAGGATGACCAACAGCGCAAAGACACGGGAGAAGGTGATGAGACGGTACATGGAAATGTCCTCTTGTTGGCTTGCTCAGGCTGCGGCCGAGGCTTCGAACAAGTTGCGCAGAGCTGCGACGGTGGCGGCATCGAGCGCGCCGGTTTCCGGCAGGCCGCTTGCGAGCTGGAAGGCCTGCGTCGCGGCGCGAGTCTTCTTGCCGACGATCCCGTCGATCGGGCCGATGACGTAGCCGGCGCGCGTGAGCAGGCGCTGCAGATAGGCCGTGCGGCTGTCCGGCCCCTCAAATACCGGTGCGCTGTTCGGCGCCAGCGCGACGATTTTCCATGTGCCCTTGATGTCGGCCGTAGGCAGGCCGCGCGCCGCAGCCCACGGGATCACGTCGAAGGTCGGGCAGGCCTTCATGTGCTCGAAGGGTTCGATGATCCCGTTGCCATTCTTGTCGGGGCTGAGGTCACGATGGCCGCACCATTTGATGTCGGGAAAATCCCGCGTCAGTTCGCGCATGCGGCGCTCAAGCGTCGCGAGCTGTGCTGCCGAGATCGTCGAGAAATCGGGCTTGCCATCGCGGTTGATGCCGCCGACCAGCGACAACCCGTATGAAATCGAATTGAAGCCGGCGACATGGGCGCCAATCGCCATCTTGCCGCGGCCGATTTCCGCACGTCCGTCGGGGTTGATGATCTCGTTGTAGCCGATGTCCGACCAGCCCTGGGCTTTATGAATGGCCCTGATGCCGGCGACACCCCTGTCCCAGCCGGGCGGGGTTGCTGTCACATGCACGACGCCGAGCGTCGTCTTCTTGCGAGACGCCATGGTAGTTCTCCTGATTGTTGAGATTGGTCGCGCCGTAGCGCTCAGTTCTGATCTGTCCGGCCGTAGCGCCGGTTGTATTCCAGGTAGTTGTCCGAGCCAGCCGCGCTGGCGGTGGTTGAGCCTGTCGCGCCCGGACTGTCTTCGCCTGATGCCGACCCGGTCTTGCCGCTACCGGGTTTGCGTTCATCCTTGCCGGCCTCACCGGTCGGCTGTTTGATTTCGAGCGAGGTTGTCGCCCCTCCGTTTCGGTCAGCCTTTTGGGTCGAGCCCGAAATCCGATATTGACCATCGACACCAGGTCGGGCGCCGACCATGACGAATGTGCCTTCGGCTTGCGCGGTGACATCTAGATCAAGCTCGACAGAGCCTTGCCCCCCCTCCCGTTCGGCCTCGGATTTGCGGGCCTCGGCAATGGATTGAGCTTGGTCCTTGTCGGCGACGGCTGTCCGGACTTCGTCGGTCGCATCGGCGTCGATACCGGTTTCGACCTCGACTTCCTTGAAGCTCGCAGTCTCGCGATCGAAATACCGCACCTTGGTCTTGGAGAACTTGCCCCGACCCGTCAGCGGGGTGATGTTCCAGCTGATCACGTTCTGACCCACGACACCGATCACGGTCGGCAGTGCCGCGCCGGTTGCCGAAAGTCCCTGCCCGCGTTTGGCCAGCACCGCCTGATCGCCGCGGATCTTGAACGTGCCGCCAAGTTCACGGGCGAGCTTCTGCCCCACATGCAGCAGGCTCTCGCCATTGGCGGACCAGTAATCCCGCGTGATCTCGGCAAAGGCGGGGTCGATGACGATGGACGATAGCCCGGCATTGCGGGCAACCTTGTCCATGAACTGCTGCAGCGTGCCGCCATCCAGGTGATGCGACTGCAACTGCTTTGCCTTGCCCTTGGGGTCGAAACCCTTGCCGGTGAAAGCCAGTATTCGGCCGCCACCTCTGGAGCCCGTTGACCGCACGGAATCCACCTTGCCCTGAAAGGCCGAGGCGCCCTGCAGGAAGATCTCTATACTGGACTCGTCGGAGGGCAACTTGAGCTGCCCTCCGCTGTCGTCGAATTCGAGACTGCATGTGTCCCCGGCCGAACCATCCTTGTCAGAAACGCTGATCTTTGTGAGATACGGCGTCATGCCGGAGGTCATGTTTTCGCCGTCTATCCAGACGGCCCATTCTACCGACCAGGCCATGTCAGCCTCCGAAGATAGAAACGACGGGGCGATAGACGAAGCGATTGGGCGTCGGTCTGTCCGGAATGGTCAGCACCGTTCCCAAAGGAAGGTACGGGCCGAGCCGCCCCAGACCGGGATTTTTTGCGAGCGTCTCCTCCAGGAGCGAACGGCCTTCGACCCCATAGGCTTGGTGCAGCAAAAGCTCGACCGTCATGTTTTCACGGCGGATCTGGAACGTTTGAGGCATAGCTCACTCCAGCAGTCCAAAGAGAGAAAGAATGGTGCCGATCACGGCGGGTGAAGACGAGTCTGGCCTGTCTTTTGTCAATTCAATAGAGTGTCGGATGAAGAAGCCGACACCATCGCGCATCAGCTCCTTGTGCCCTTCCGAGATCTTGTCGATTGTGAACCAGCCAATCCGGGCGCCGTCCCCGCGAAGAACAGGCAGTGGCCGCCCAGCAAGCATCATGCTATTCGCAAGTTCAAGTTCTGTCAGACCCCCCGTTTTAAATGGTAGCAGCTGGCCTGAAAGCGTCATTTTGCCGGCGGCCTCCCCTACGAATTCGCGAGACGGCATTGCGCCGATCAGCGGCTTTTCCGCAAAGTCCACCGATCTGGTGCGCTGCATTTCATCCACGCTGAAAGGACGGGTATCGAGCGTGAGTGCGCCGATGGAATACAGCATCAGGCTACCCCATAGTTGGTGTCGGCATAGATCCCGGCCACTTCCTGCCGCAGCTGCTGACCAACCCGGTTAACCACCTGGTCCGCGATTTCCTGCGGATTGGTGACGCCATGCACGGACATGGAAACCGTCAGATTGATGTTGGGAGCCGGCCGCGGATTGGTGATGTTGACGTCCTGCACGCCGCTAGGCTGCACAAGGGCATCTATGCTCGAGGCGTCAAGGCTGATCGGTTTAGCCAGCCCCGAGGCATCTGAACCACTGGGAGCGTTCCCGCCTGGCGAGTTCGACCCAGGACCAGTCTGAATACCAAAATGCTCGCGAGCATCGAAATCAGGCTCAGCAGCCTTACCCCACCAGAACCTGTCCCAGGCAGAGACACCTTTCTCGTCGGGGTTAAGACCGAGAATTCGCTGCAGATCTTCTCGATATTGCTTTTGCAGGCGTATCTGATCTTCCAGCGTATCACCTGGAGTGACAGACATGGCCTCTGCCATAAGACCTGGCGCCGCCGCTATGAACGCACCTTTAAACCAGGTGGAGATGCCCGACCACCACGCGACGGGAGGCGCACCACCAGTGCCTGGTGAATTCTTGCCCGCAGGCGGTCCGCCGCCCTTCGGGAAGGTGCCACCTGAAACAATGTCTGCAATGCTACCGACAGCCTTCAATGCCGCCAGAATGGTAGAGGCACCAGAGACCAGCATAAGCGCGCCAGCGAGGCTCCGGATAGTGCCGGCCAGCATGGCAATACCGGCGCCCCAGAGCATGATCTTAAAACCATAGGGCGCGAGGTCGGCAAAGAACTGGGCAATCGGGTTTTCCTTGATGGCATCGTTCAGTTCCCGGATCGCCACGCCCCATTGCTTCGCCTCCATGAAGATGCGTCCGATCTTGTCGCCGGCCTCTGGGTCGATCTTTCCGAAAATCAGGTCGCCAATTCCGTCGACGGCTTCGCGCACGTCGCCGTAGCCAAGGCCATTTGCGAAACCCTGAATAGATGTCTGGATCTCGTCGAAGATCGAGACACGGTCGTCGAGCGTGTCGAGAACATCGCCGATTCCGAGGGCCGCTTCCTTGATCGACGGGAGCATGTCTTCGCCCATGCCGAGAAAGACATCGGACACCTTGTTGCCAAGGAGCGAGAGGACATTGCCCGTGGTATTCGCCCGCTCGACATATTCCTTGAATGCCGAGCCCGAATATTTTGTCCGGTCGCTGACGCTGTCCAGCGCCTGTTCCAGCAACCCGATATTGCCGATCAACGGCGCGAACGCCTTGGCCTCGTCACCGAAGAAATCGGACAGCAGCGCGAGATGCCGATCTTTCGGTGCCTTGCCGATCGCGGCCAATACCTTCCGAAGCGCCTTTGGCGCATCCTTCTGCATGTCCTTGGCGATCGTGGGCAAGTCCAGCCCTAAAGCCCTGGCGACGTCCTGTTGCGACTTCTTCGCAGAGGCTCCACGCGTGAGGGCTTTGACAACGTTCTGCATGGCGGTGGCCGCCACCTCGGCTTCGGCGCCGGACGCGATCATCGCACTGCCGATCCCGGCAATCTCTTCCTTGGTGAAGCCGCCCATCTCCGCGAGCGCGCCGACCCGCAGCATATATGCCGTGATATCCTTTGCCTTCGACGCCATGTTGTTCGAGAGGTGATTGATGGCATCGGCCATGTCGCCGGTCTCGGCCACCGTCAGACCCAGCTGGGTCTTGAGCTTCGCCAGGCTTTCGCCGGCATCGCCGGCCGTCATGTCGAAGGCGATACCGACACGCGCCGCCATTTCGGCAAACGCTTTCAGGTCGTTGGTGGCAATGCCGGACTCACCGGCCGCGGCGAAGAGGGCGGCAATGTCGGTCGCGGCGATCGGCAACTCGGTCGACATCTCGCGGATGGTCCGCCGCATGTTCTCGAACTGCTCTTCATTGGCATCGACCACCTTGCGCACATCGGCGAAGGCGCTTTCGAAACCGATGGCAGCACCAGCGGTTCTGTTTAACCCCTCGGTCACCCCGAGATAGGTTCCGCCGAAAGCAATCGCCTGGCCGATCAGGGACCGGAAAGGTGCACCAAAGGACGTCGCCTGGCGCTCAAGCCCGTTCAGGGCGGCATTGATGCCGCGTGCGCGGTTGCTGATTTCGTCGAGCAGCGTGAGGCGCAATGTGCTCTGGGTCGTTGTCATCGTCGCGTCTGCTTCTGCTTGGGAGGCTCGAACATCTTCCGTGCCCGCTTGAAATAGCGGAGCAGCTTTTCAGGTGACCACCGTTCGATCACATCAAGGGGGGTGCTGGCGTGATGGGCGACGTAAAGCGCTACGCCGCGCCAGTCGTCGCAGAGGTCCCGTTTCCCACCAGGTCCTTGCAGCGGTCCATGATGGTGTAAAAATCGCGGGTGGCGATTTTTCTGAATCTCTCGACTGGCACGTTGCACATTGCGGCAAGCACAATCACCAACCGCCGATACTCGGTGGTTGCATCCTCGGCATCGAGCATGTCGCCGACTTCAGATTCGCGGAAAGAAAGCTCGGTAACTTTCTGACCGTCAATTTCGAGCGGCCTGGAGAGCGTGACTTTGACTGCGTTCATTGTGATCATCCTTTTGAGGTGAGAGTGGTAAGGCGGCGCTTTGTCCTAGGCCCCCAGGGCGCGCCGATGGGTGGCGAAAAGGTCCTTGCCACCGACGCGCAGGATGCGCTCGTAGCTGTCGACGTAGAAAAGCTCCACGCCATCGAGCACAAGCTCGTAATGGGTCACCTCCGCGAAGGTGTGCGTGCAGCCCTGGAACTCGGCCGGGTCGCTTTCGTCAGGCTCCCATGCGGTGATCGCGCCTTCAATGATCGCACGCGCCGGCACGACCGATCCGCCACCGGGTGCGCGCTTGTTATAGGCGCCGGCAAAAACCCAGCGTTCCGGTTCGCCCATGCCGGTGAAGATCTCGGTATCGATGCCCTTCGCCGAAAAGGCCGGTTCCGGCGCTTCGATGCGCGGCATCGCGAAATTCACCGCCATCACGCCGCCACCAGGATTGTGCTCCCCGGTAGCGAAGGTGAGGCCGGGCATTGTGAGAGACGAAATCGTCGTCGCGCGGGACGTGTCGGCCTGGGTGGCGCGACGTACGTCGACGGCAGTCAGAAGGTAGAGAGGTGCCTGAGCCATGACAGCTTTTCCTTTCGGCAGGTCTGGAAGACGGTGGATTAGGAGACGGTGGAAAGGCGGGAGATGATATCAGCCACCAGGCCTTCGACTGCCGGCCGGTAGCGCCGGACTTCATGGCGCGCCAGCTTGAACGCCGGTGCAGGCTCGATGCCGAGGTTGACGGTGAGATGTCCGAGCCGGATTTCCTCCGGGCTGTTTTTGTCGGCGCGGAATGCCACGTCGTAGCCGAGGATGTCATTATCGGCCTTGTGATCCCGAAGCATGAACTTGATGCTGTTGAGCCAGGCCTCGGCATGGTCGGCGGAAATCTTACGGCCGAGAAACAGCCGCGTGATCTCCATGATTTTCACCGTCAGATAGTCAGCCCCGCGCACCTGGTGGATCTGCTTCCAGAGTTCGCCCGTCGTCGTGTTGTCGGTACCGATGAACACGAAGCCGCCATCGGCGATCGCACCATCGACTCCGCTTTCACCGGCAACGACGATCGAGACCTCGCCTTCAAGCATTTGCTGCCCCTGGGTGGAGCCGTCGAGCAGGGAGAAGGGAATGGTGCGGGACAGACCCGCGATGCCATAGACGGCCCGATTGGCGATCGGGTCGAAAGGCTTGCCACCGTTCTCGGAATCCACCCGCTGGAACAGCCCTATGATGCGCGGCCCCATCGGACGGGTGACGAGGTTTTCACCCTCGTAGACGCGGGCGGCAACGCCGACCGGCATGATGCGCTCGGAGCTGAGGGTTTCGCGGGCGTCGATCGCATTGGCGGATGACGTGTCGTCGACGTCGCAGACCGCAACAGCCAGCAGCCGTTCGCATGCGGCATGAAGGGCGACGGCCACAGGCCCGGCCGTATCGAGGTCGAGACGGTAAGCGGAACGGCCAGCCCAGACCAGACGCGGCGTGGCATTCACGGCCGAGGGTATCGCGGCGATGTTTGTAGGCGCCAATGCAGTGGCAATGCTTGCAGCGGTCGCAGCGGCATTCGCTCCCTCTGCCACGCGGTAGATGGTGACATCGGCACCTGCGTTCAGGCCATTGAGCTGCTGATTTATGCCGTTGACGGCATCGCGCAGGTTGCCGGTACCGAGCTTGGTCACCATGCCCGCGTCAGCAGTCGATATACGCACAGGCTGGCCGATGGGATAGGCCGTCCCATCAGCATCGGCCGAGGTCTCGATCAGCAGCGCCTTGGAAAAATCCGCCCCAAGCACCGGAACCGGCTCGTCATCGGGGCGAGAGAAAGTCATGCCGAACACGGGATCGGACATCGTGAACTCCTATGAATTTGGGGAGCCTTGCCAAAGGGCCGATGAGGCACAGAAAAACCCGCCGGAGCGGCGGGCTTCATGATGGTGTGATAGTCGGTTTAGAGGGGCAGTGAGCGGTGCAGGGCTCGAACCGCAGAAAGAAGAGATGCGAGCCGCTCAAGGCTGGTATCGACCGCGCAGAGTGCTCCAACCGCGCCGTTGCGCCGGCCTTCTCCAAGGTCTCCGGCAGCCGTATCCACGGCGTTCATGATATCCTCGGCGTCCTGCTGCATCACCTTGATGATTTGTGTGAAGGCTACCAGTTTCCGCTGTTCGTCAGTCATGTCGGGCTCTCCGTTTCAATGACCGCACATTCGCTCTGGTCGGGGCCGAAGTGGAGCAATCGCAGTGCTGAGTTTCCCCACGGGGAAATCAGTTTTGCTGACAAGCCCCGCAATCGCCGGCATTGAGCAATAAAACTGCTCAGGCCGGATCGCCGCCGAGATCAACCCGATCAGGCATAGGTAGCGACAGCCCAGGCCCAAAGGCTATCGAGTTCGCTAGCTGCGATCCCCTCGGCTTCGGCCATGGATGTCAGCAGCGGATCGTTGCGGCGGTAGATCTGCGCATCATCGAGATAGGCAATGGCTTGAAGGCGTGCGAGATCGTCTGGTATCGCGTCGATACGGCTGCGGATCCCTGACTTGGTGACCCCAATCTCGGCGGCGGCCAGCCAGAAGGCCAGGCGCGACAAGGGAGCGGTCAGGGGATCGACAGGTTCAGGTTCTGGCGTTGGCGGCGTGTCCGGTTCCGTCTCCGGCACATAGCCCCAGACGCCGTTCCTGAAAACCCGAAGGTAGCCAACGGCCACAACAGGCGGTGTGGCCTTTGTGGCGTGGGCGGGGATCAGGAAAACGCCGGGTTCCAATGGACTTTTATCGGCCGTGGATGAGCAGATGAACTCGCCAGACAGCGGATGGTAGTGATGGATGAGCATCAGGCGACCTCAATATTTGATGCAGTAGAGCAGCGCGATGTTGCGAGGCCGTGCCTCGCTGCCGCCACTGGCCTGAATGCTGATACCTGTACCGACATGGCCAGTGTTGAGCGTGTTGTCCGAGTCCCGTGCGGGGAACGGTCCGCCTGCATAAAGGCCACCGTTCCAGGCCCTCGTGTAAGGGTGCGAGTGTCCGGGATCGTTAACGCCGTGGCTGTGCGTCAGGTTCTGGCTGCCTTGCGCCGAGCCGAAGCCCCGGCTGGCATCGATACCACGGGCATCGTCCCAGCCACGCACAAACTCTCCGCGCAGGTCGGGCAAATTGAAGGTGGTTGAACCGTCGCCGACACCGAACGTGGTTCCGATCGCGGCAAACAGGGCCGAATAGGTTGAGCGTGAAACAGCCGCTCCGTTTGCTTTGATCCACCCCACTGGGGCCGATGACATTGCGAAGGCTGAAACAGCGCCAGGTGGCGCGACCTCCCGAAGAGAAGCGGAAAGGCCCACGATATCAGCCTGCGCATGCTGATGCGGACCAAGGGCCGCGATGGCCGAGGATGGCTCCCATGTGCCAGTCGTTGATTTGACCAGCACGTAATTGACAGCAGCGCCGGCGGCGCCCTGCACATCCGACAGGCTGTCCAGGCTGAAAGCCGCACCGGCATCCTGTTTGGCCGCAAGCGCAGCCGAAAGTCCGGTGATATCGGCAATGGCGTGGGCATGGGCGGCGTTTGCCTTGCCGGCAATGGCGCCGGCAAGGCCGAACATATCGTCATCGATCTGGTCGAGTGTCGTCTGAAGCCGAAAAAACTCATCGTCGACATTGGCTTCAGGATCGGGCTTGGCCCAGCCGTAACGCAGGGTGTAGGTCAGCATGTGATCTCCTAGAAGATACCGGCGCCGAGATCGCCGATGACGACCCGCGCGGCCGGGCCACCGGTTGCCGTGATGCGAAGCCGGGCGGTCGAGCCGGTCAAGCCAGTCGCCTCGTGCTTCCGCTCGGTCCATAGCGGGAAAGCCAGGGCCTGGGTGTCATCGAGGGGCAGTGATGTCCATGCGCCGCCATCGATCGCATAGTGCATAGCGGCGGTGGCGCCTCCTGGGAGGAAAGCCTTGTAGTAGGCGGCAATCCGGACCGAGGTGCCCAGGTCGAAGGCGCGGGTGATGTAGGTCAGTTCTTCCGCGATCTCGCCAGCAACGAGCTGGATCGGCGCATAGAGAACCGGCGACAGCTTCTCGGTACCGGTGAGGACCGCTCGCAGTTCCACCGTGTCGGTTAAGTATTCCGTCAGCTGCAGCACCTGGTAGGGCAAGAGCCGATAGATCGTGCCGTTGGACCTCTCCAGTTCGAAGACGACGGAGCAACCGGCCGAGGGCAGCTCCACCGTGGCGCGGACCTGAAGGTCGGAACAATCGACCAGGTCATAGGTGCCGAGATCCACGGTCTTCGTTGTCACCGGGTAGCGGGCGGCTACGAGCCTGAAGGTCAGGGCTTCATCCTGATGCGCCGTCCAGGTCTCGGCATTGACCGACGAGAAGCGTGGACCGGTGACATAGGGATGCTGGGTCACCCATTGCTGATTGATGGCATCAAAGGCTCCGAGCTTGGCAAGGGCAATTGAATGATTGCCGTCGTCGGTCTTGATGACGAAGGCGTGCTTGCGGTCGGCCGGAGTGGTCACGGGCAGCCTGTAGCGGGCCGATTTCCAGCCCGTCGCGGCTCCCACCATCGAGACGACCGATTCCGCCAGGACATCGGTCGTCGGATAGCCCGTGTCGATCGACACCTGGTCGACGAGCAGATGGTTGCTGGTGTCGCCGATCGCGCAGAGCCAGAAATCGACACCGGCGATCTGGCGCATTTCCGGAACGGCGAACATCTGCGCCTGCGGGTCAGACTGATTGCCACGCCCATCACTGGAGTTATCGTTGTTCGTGTTCGCCGCGGCCGCCTGGATGATCACGAGCTGCTGCTGTGTCCAGTTGTTGATGGTGGTCACCCGACGCATGGTGTCGACCGAGATCGTACCCTGCCCGGTGAAGATCGCGGTGGCGGGCGTCCCGCCGGCGCCCTGTGCCCTGACCAGCTTGGTGCCAGCGGTCATGTTGGCGGGAATGGTGAAGGCGCCGCTGATCTGCCCCGCGCCATTTGCCGCCGGCAGTCCACCCGGTAGCACATTGACCCCGTCGAAGGTGAGAGACGCAAGGATCTCGCCGACGCCGAAGCCGGAGATGGTGAAGGCGACAGAGATCTGGCGCAGGAAAGCGAGCTGCTCGGTCCGCTGGTCAACCAGCTGGTTCTCGGCATTGACGGTCTGTAGCGGACCGCCATCGGTGCGAACCCCCTGATTGAACTCGAAGGTGGCGGGAGATGTCCAGTCTGTGCGGCTTTCCGACCAGAAATCCACGGCCGGCGACAGAGACATGGCCCCCGGCAAGGGCGTGAAGTTCTGATAGGGATTGATCTTCTCGCATCCGGTGCGCAGCGCCTGCGTGGTGATGATCTCCTCGACATGGTCGAGCATGACAGGACCGGATAGAGCCACGTCGAAGAAGGTAGGTGCAATTGACAGCATCAGCATGCCGTTCCCGATCGCACCGGACTGGGTGGCGCCCTGGTCCCGATAGGTATCGTCGGTGAAGGGGTCAACGAACACGCCTTTCTTGGCAACCGGCTCCCTTGCATCGATCCCGCTCTTCAGCCGCTCCAGCTGTATCAGCCGGTCGTGGTCGAGGATGCGGTTGAAGAACCGGGTCTGTTCGGCGACCGAGAAATAGCGCACTCCGTCATTGACGACGACGGGTGTGCCCATCCAGTTGTTGGTCACCGTTGCCAACGCCAGAAGCGTCGAGGGGACAGAGGGTGCACGCGCATTGGTTCTGGCGGAGACGCCCTTGACGTAGACCCCGGAGCCATCCTCTGCGAGGCAGACGACATCGATGCGCGGCAGCTTCTGGGTATAGGCGACGATGATGTCGCCTCCGGTCGCCCCACCCGAAACCGTGATGGTCCGATCGTCGAAACTGTCGGCCACCACGCTATCGCGATACCGGTAGGTCACGTTGTAGCTTGATCCACCGGCCGGCTCCGCGCCGACAGGCGCCCAATCCACGTTATTGCCGACCAGGGTGTAGCTGGTACCGGCGACATAGGTCGTGCCGCCCTGGACGACTGACACGATGGACACGATGCTGCTGTCCGGCAGGCCGTCGGCCCCATTGACGATTGCGCCGCGGGTGATCGTGACGGTCTTTTCCTTGGTGAGCAGGATGGCGTTGATGACGCCGATCGGCGCGAGATCGACCGCGAAGGTATGGCTGGCGCCGCCGGCATAGATATGCGTCTCGCCGGGGATCGCGAGTTCGTCCCAATCCTCCGCCTCGGAGATCCGGAGCGAGGCATAGCGGGTCCGCTTGAACCCGTTGATATTGGCTTCACCCTGTTCGATGGCGAAGACCTGCGCGCCGGCCTCGGCGCCAAGCGCGGTGACCCGGCATCCCGATACGATGTAGGAGCCATTCGGCCGATCATACACGGCAAGCGCCTGGCCGACCGGGTCGAGCACCGCAGGCGAGGTCTGGTCGATGATCGTGCCGTCCTGCAATGCGTAAACGGCGTAGAAGTCGCCTGCACCGCCGTCATCCTGGCGCGCCCATGCGATCGAGGCGACCTCACGGGCCGCACCGGGTTCGCCCTCGGCAAGCGAGCCCGGCACCATGCCGAGAAGCGAGGGATCGTCTTCATGGGTCACCCATGACTTGGTGAGCCTTACGCCGATCTGCGTGCGGCCCGTCATCGGCACGTCGGCAAGGACGGCCTGCGCCACCGGAAAGACGTCGCCGGCGACATAGATCTCGCCTGACGTCAGGGTGACAGTCTCAGCTTCGATGTCGACAATGGCTTCAGCGCGCACGATGCGCTGACCTTCCTTGGCGAGCAGACGGCCGACGCGCTTGGAACGGCTGCGCGAAATGGTCTGCAACTCGTTCAGTTCGGCCGACTGGATGAAGGCGCGGTCGCCATAGAAGACAACGGACTGTTGCTCGGGGTGGCCGGCAGCGCGGTCATAGGCATGCGGCAGGCCGCTTTCATGTTCGAAGGCCATCAGAACCTCATGAGGAATTTGATCTGTTCGCGCACGGTGGCGCGCAGGGGAATGTTGACGGCCGTAACGGCAATGGGTGTCCCGCCCAGCAGTTCACCCGGTTGGAGCCAAAGCCGTCCTGGCGGCACGTCCGCAACAGGCTCGCCGTCTATTGTCAGTTCGACAGAGGCAGCGATTACGCTGTCCGCGTCGCCGAAGTCGGTCATGGCCTCGATATAGAGCGAAGTTCCGCCGACCTCGGCACGATAGGTCTGGCCACCGAAGTTATACTGGCCACCAAACCGCAGCGCACCAGGCCTGATCGCCCTGCAAGTGCGATGCCCAATGATGTCGCCGTCAGGGTCTCGCATGGTGACGTAGACGGACCTGCCGACAAACCAGGCGGCCATTATGGCAGCACGTGCCGTGATGCCGGGAGATGCCCAGAGGACACTCGCATCGATCCATGGATATTTCGCGTCTACCCAAGGCAGACCAGGGTCGAAATCTGGTGGCGGAACCTCACCGGCGGAGAAGCCGCCATCGCCGGCGGGGAAGGACACGGGGAGCCATGCGGTCTCGCCGGCAGAGACGCGGTCTAGCCAGTTGCCGATGGCAAGACCCTCTTCCTCAGTCAAGACATGGGAGATTTCCGTTACCCGGCCGAACGACCACAATGTGCCGGCCTGCGTTACGGAAATGCCGCTCTCCCGCTCAATCATCGCCTCGTCAAATCGCGAACATTCAGCCGCGGCCGGAGGGGCATCGTAGTGATGAACACCGCGCCGAAGGTCGGAGCGAAAGGGCAGAGAAAGTCTTGTGACGCCCTCGATTTGCTCCAGTAGCGGCAAGTCGTTTTCTGGCAGCGCCGGGAAGCGCAGTTGCGACGAATTCCACCAGGCACGGCCATGCCATGCAGGTTCTATGGTGGCGGTAATGCCGACAAAGGACAGGCCACGCTTTACACCTGCATACGTGCCTCTCAGTCGCTGCCACCGAATGCCCTCTCCGAGGAGGTCGTAGAGGTTGGGCACATAAGGCGTGAGCATGCCCAGGCCATATTCCCACACCAGAAACGGAAGAAACGAAGGCGGTGGATTTTCTTTAGCCGTTGTGATGAGGGGAACAGCCGACCCCATTCTCTCCCAGCGTTCGGCCTGCGCAGCCTCCATCGCCTGTTCGAAAAGGCCAGCATTTTCTGGAAGAAGAGAGTTCAATATGCCCTCCCCTTGAGCGTGAGCGTGATCGTGCCAATGGCAAGAGCCTCCGCTGGAGGCGCGATGCTGTCTGCGGATGGCGCCGTCGGTGCGACCTTGTGGACCCCGGCGATCATCAGTTTCGAAACCCACCACTCGCGGACAAGATCACGGCCAAGGGCTTGCTCCAAGGCCCAGGCGGCACGCAAGGCCTGTGCGGAGCGGGATACAGTCCCTTCGTCAGCATCGGGCAACAGCCAGATGTCGGCGGCAATATTGACGACGCTGAGTACAGCGGAGGACACGACGAACTCATCGTTGACCAGCTGTACTGCTTCGTCCATCAGCGCCGACCTCACAATGTTGAGTAGGTCCGTGCTTGCCGCACCGTTCGGCTCGGTGGAAAAAACCGCCACGTGAATGAGCGGGCTACGTCCCACCCGATAGACCTCGACGCTATCGACGCGCAGATCCGCGCCCATAGCTATGCTTTTGTATCTTTCCTTCGGGCCACCGGTGGAGCGCCCTTGGATGGCGAGGATGACGCGGAGCTTCAGCCGGGCATCGGTTTCCCCCGGCAGTCTCGTCACATCGTAAAAGATAGCCAGCTGATCGAGGTCGCTCTCGAAGGCGAAGGCAAGAAGCCTCGCCCTTGCCGCATCATTGATGGCGGAGAGAAGATTGGCCTCACGATACGATTCCGCCTGGTTCACGACCACGAAAGGGTCGGTTTCCAGCATCGTTACGTCATAGTCAGGTAGATCTGGATAAGTCTGCCGCAGAGCCGCCCATTCGGATTGAAAGGCCGCGTTCTGTCGCGCCGTAATGGCTTCGTAGCTCACCTCCGTGATGACCCGAGGTGGCGGCAGCGTGGTGAGATCGAACATGGGACACTGCCTTCATCATTGGTGCATCAGGCGCCGCGGACGCTCACCCCGCGACCAAAGCTCACTGTGAACCCCACGACCCTGTCGACCGTGAAGTCCCCGAGATGGCCTCGTGGCCGATAGTCGGCTTCGATCAGAAGCCCGGCACGGCCAAGACGAATTTCGTCAACAGAGCCGGTGGGAACGAGGCGCCGCACCGAAAATCGCGGCTCCCAGATATCGATGGCTGTTGCTATGAGTTGCTGCCAGGCAGCAAACAGCGGAGGTGTCATCGCGCGGCCGAGAAGTTCGATGACGGCGGCCCCGATCTCGCGCCGCATGACGCGGCTTGCAATCCGCGTGGTCAGGATAACCTCTACCCCCTGATAGGCGGATGCTAGATTGTCGATTACCCGACCTGTGCGCCGGTCAATCCCTGCCATCGGCATCACCGGGGGCAGCGGTCGCAGCCGGCCAGTCTGCCGGAGTCGGCTCCGAGGCCGGAGCGATGCGGCCGAGACCAAGATCAAAGGCAGCTTCGATCTTGGTGAGCGCGATCGTCGTCTGATCGCCGACCGGCTTTCCGTTGATCCAGGTCACACCGGGCTTGATCCGGTACTCGACTGCCTCAGTTGCGGACACAGCAGGTTTCGTGACGCCGGCTGCGGCCGGCGCGGAAACAGTCTTCTTCATGATGTTCTCCTGTTAATCGGCGGCCGACACGACCGACGAACCCTCTACAATCGGCCAGAGTCCAGCCGAAGAACCCGACTTGACCTCGACGAGATCGCCCACGCGGGCCACCGGCTTGCCGCCTTCGCCGCCGAGTTCTACCGAGGGCGCATTGACCACGACCTTGGACGTCCCGGAAACGTGCAGAATGCCGTTCTTGACCTCGAGCCGAACGCCGGCATCTTCGAAGACATTCGCCTCCATGTCGTCGTTGGGGCTTTTGTGATCGCCCGAATAGCCGCCCCGGATCATGAAGCCCTGACGCGGATCGCCGCTGGGATTTACTACGCCGACGATCTGCCCCTTCTTCAGGGGGATTGAGGTCTTGCCCGTTTCCGGATGCGGATACCATGGCGAAAGAAACGGCTCTTCATCCGAGCCGCCGAGTCTCAGTCGATAGCCCATGTCCTTGTCGATGATCTCGACCGGACCGACCTGCAGCGATTTGCCAAATGCGGTCTTGAGCATCTCCAGATCGAGACGCATGGCGATCAGGTCTGATATCATGACCCTACCTCGATGACGTTCAGGCCTGCGACCTCGATTGTGCCCAGCTGCATATCCGGCGTTTCGCCATCGTCGATCACAGCAAGAGGCAGGTGGCCCATGGCACGCATTTCGTCCGATGTCATACCGTGGCGGCGCTGAACGGACTGCCATGAAAGAGGCGAGCCGGCGAGCAAGGCGCGGATCTTGGCCGCTTGCTTGACATATTCCTCGTTGCCACTGGCCTCCATGGCACCAAGGAATGACATGAATGGGCTGGCTTGATCCGGAAGCTCTCCCTTCAAGGGGTCGTCGATCAGCTCGACAGTAATCCGCATCTGGTGGCCGGCCAGCTTTTGCGCGTCGTCTGCGCTGCGAGCGCCGGCAAACTCGATCCGCAAGACCCGGTAGTGTAGCCCGCGATAGATATCGGCCCAGGCATTCTCGGGATCGGTCAAGGCGTCACAGATCTGCCGTTGCACAATATCGAGGAAGAATTCCTGACTGCTGTCCGAGGCCGGGATGTTGATGCCGATGATGACCGTCTCACCCTGGTCATTGGTGTCAAGCATGGCTGACGACACACCGATATCGAAGACGATCTCGCAGGCGCCGTTTTCCACAAGTGACCGCCCCGTCATGCCTTCAGCCTTCCCCGAGGGGGTGTAGACCGCCACAAAGGGGCGCTCCTCACCGGTTCGAAGCGAGCCATCGGCCTGAATGTCGAGGGCGCCGTTCGGCGTATCCAGGACATTCTCACCCACCAGCGTCCTGCCCTTGAGGGCTTCGACGGCGGCGATACGCAGGGCTATTCGGGCAAGGCTCATTTTTCACCAAGCTCCAGGATAAGACGGCTTTCGCCGCGATCGTCGACCCGCAGGACTTCGAACCAGGGCTCCCCACGCCGAGCGATTGCCCTGATCGAGTCCCCTTTTACGAAATACAGATCGGCATACTTCGATAGGTCGATGTGCAGCTCGGCCTTGCCGGCAGCAATTTTCGTATGCCAGGACCGGCTGGAGTGGCCGGCGGCGCTGGTCACCTCGCCGCCGCCCACCCTCAAGACCGCCTCGATTTCTCGGACCGGCCGGGCCGGATCCGCCCTCCCGTTCTTCTGGAATGCGAGCTGGATGGGCTCTGCAAAAACCCTATCCACGGCCGCGACCGTGCGGTCGCGGATCTGCTGAAGACGAGAGGTCAGCATGACTAGCCTCAGTTAGAGGAGACGACTTCCACGATGGTGTCAGGCTGCTTGCAGACCGCCAGGGCGTTGGTCTGCGACTTCAGCTCGATGCCCATCCCGTGGTCGAGTTCCTTGTAGGAGATGAAGATTGCACCTTCTTCACCCTCGCTGGACGGCGCCTGGTTGACCCGGTCGATATGGTAGGCGGGCGCGTCGAACGTGCGGAACATCGACTGGGTGCCAGAAGGATAGGCATTGCCGGAGTTGTCTGCGACGTTCTTGACGTTGGAGATCGTGCCGTCATTGTTCTTGACCGGCAGGGAGCCCTTGTATTCGCGCCAGATGATATCGCCGAACTCGAAGACGCGGCCCCAATTGCCGCCAAGACGCTGGCGTTCGAGCTGGGTGTGTAGACCGGAATTCTGCGCCTGAACCCAGAATTTCTCGACATTCGGGTGGCTGATGAGCTTGCCGAAGAACTTGCCGTCGACCAGCGCCTCTACCGTACCAACAGTTTCGCCCTTGACGCTGCTGATGATGTGATCGCTGACTTCTTCGCACTTCTCGCGAACGTTGGTCCCAGCCGTACCCAGCGTGAAATCAACCGTCTTCTTCGTGATCCCGAACACGTCATAGAGATTGTAGAGGGTACGCAGCTTTCCGTCCTTGATCTCCCCGCGCAACATGCCGAGACGCAGGAACTCCCGCGTGATCGCATGGTTCTTGCGGATGATGGCAAGCTTGCGAGCCAATTCCGCGTCCAGCGACTTCTCGGTCACGACGCCATTGATCACCTCGAGCATGCCGTCGATATCGCCGACGAGGATATTCTCGAAATGGGTGAAATGCGGGATCGAAAGGATCACCCCTTCCTGCGGATTGTCGTCCGAGGAAATCTCGCCAGGCGCGCCCGGCTCCTGGTGAGAAAGAACATGGACCTGGCCTTCGCGGAAGTCGATGCGCACCAGGCGCGACCGCTTGGGTTCGGAAGGTGCAATGTTGAGAGCGTTGAGAAGACCGAAGGTGTTCGGAATGCGATTGACCTCGGTCGTGAGGTCCACATTGGTATAAGGGAAGATGATTTCCGGCATGGCCGATGGTCCTTTGATAAGTCAAGCCTAGGCATTTCCGCGCCTCACGAGCGCGGAGTCATGCCGGCGATGGGTGGTGTCAGGGATCAGGTGCGGGCGATGAGCCCAAGGCGTTCTTCGATGTCGACCAGCGCGCGCGCTGCAGCGTCAGCGGTGATGCCATCCGGCCAGACGATTGCCGTTGCGTTGATGATTGAAAGGCGGCGCGAATACAGCACAGCGCCCGGCGCATCCTCACCATCAGCGGCTACGCATGTTTTCAGGCAGATGCCGTGAATGATCTGCCGACCGTCGGTTCCGGCTGGATCCCAGGCGACCACCTTGCCGTCGTTTACGCCGGGCGCGATTCCGACATCGATGAAAAACTGGTCTCCAACAGCAAAGTCGGTGGCACCGTCGGCGATTGTGAATCGTACCTGCTTGCCGAACAGCGTTCCGGTCTTGCCAGCGCCGACGATCGCGCCGTTCGGACCTTCGACCTCGAACTCACCGCCGTTCGCTTTTTCAACGAGATAGGTAACGGTGTAGCGGCCGGGCTTTACTGCGGCGGTATAGGACGGCGCGCCAAGCGTTAGAACACCGTTTCCGGCATTGGTTCCGGTCGTGACAGTAACCGTCGTGGCCCCACCATCCTTCAGCTTTCCGACGAATTCGCCCATCTTGAGTTCGCGGGGCGAGCCGTCGCCAGCCAGCAACGTGGCTGTGGCGCGGCAAAATTCGGGATCGATTTCTTTCTTGAGCAGCGACGACATGCCGGCCGTGGCTGCGATCTTCATATAGGGAAGGTGGCTCATCGCCATGTCCTCTCAAAGGTTGGTTGCAGACGGGGAACAAGGGGCGTGAGTTACGCGCCCTTCTTGATGCTGGCGATCTGAGCGTCGATACGTGCAGAAAGGCCAGATTTTGTGGGCTTTTCAGCGCCAGGAGCGGCAAGGCCGGCCCCGGCCATGCGAGAGGCTTCATAGCTGGCAGGTGCGGCCTGCGAGGGCTGGGCCGACGCGACATTCCCGGCAACGAAAGCTGCGACGTCTTCGCCGCTCATCGAGGGAGACTTCACCGCAAGATCAAGGGCGGCCGACATGCGGGCAGAATCCCCCTTGATGCCTTCGGCGCTGAGGGCGGCGCAAAGCCGATCGGTTGCCAGCTTCGCGCCTTCAGCGCGGCCGGTATCGGTCGCCGCCTTGACCGCCGCATCGTGTTCAGCTTTCGAGATGCCGCCACCGTCGGCGGCAGGCGTGCCAGAATTTTCCATTGCAGTCTTCCTCTTGGTTACAAGTTGGTTGCCCCTCGCAGCGGGCTTGATCAATTCAGCAAGCACATCTTCAAATGTGCCCAAGCGATCGGCGATGCCGGCATTGACGGCCGCCTGCCCGATAAACGTTTTCGCTTCAGTCGCACGGGCAGCTTCGACGCCGAGTCGGCTACCTCGCCCCTTAGCGACGGTTATGAGGAACTGTTCGTAAAAGGCAGTAACCTCACTCTGCAGCTGGTCTCGAACATCCGCCGGAAGAGGTTCGAACGGGTTGGCGTCAACCTTGTGCGCGCCAGCAAAGATTAGGGTGGGCGTGACACCTTCTTTTGCAAGCATTTTCGAATAGTCCGCGTGTAGCATCACGACGCCAATCGAGCCTGACACGCCGGTCTCTGTGGTGATGATTTCGCTGCTTCCGCAGGCGATTGCGTAGCAGGCCGAACAGGACTGGCCGTTGACGATAGCTACTGTTCGCTTCTTGGCAGACAACGAACGGGTTAGCGCCGCCACCTCAAAGGCACCCGTTGCCTCACCGCCTGGGGAGTGCAAATCGAGAATGACCGAATGGACTGCATCGTCCGCCGCCGCAGTCTTGATCTGGTGGCTTATGCCCTCGTATGAGGTAAGACCAGAATTAGCGCCCACCCAGGCACCTCGATTCACCAGAGATCCAGTGATGGTGATGATCCCGACGCCGTCCTTGACATTGTACGGCTTCGTCTTGGCGACACTCTCTCCCCAGCGATTTATTGTGCGTACTATGTTCCCTTGCTCATCACGCTCGATGTTATCGCCCTCGAAGCGACTGGCCTCCGGCCCGTTAAGTCCGATGCGCGCGGCCAGTACCGACATGATGACCTGGGCCTTTTCAGGCGTGATCAGAAGCGGCCGGTTCAACGCTCGGTCGGCAATATGCAACAGAACTGACATAGCTGGTTCCTTAGCGTGCCCAGCCTACGCTCATGGCGTGCCGGCGGCGTTTTCCTTTGCTGCGGTCGCAAAGGCCCTCATACTTGATGATAAGATCGTCGAGGCGGGCAGGATTAATCTCGGCGAACTGAACTTCATCTTCACCGAACCGCGTCCTTGCGACTGTCCCGCCGGTGGCGAGAGTGAAGCGCGCTTTCAGCAATGCATCGAGGATGGCGCAGTTGTCGTGAATATTGATTTCAACCCCATCGATCATGACCGTCGTCATTCGTCCGTCTCCTTTTCTTCGTCGTCTTTTTCGGGAGACGGTGGGCTTGGCGCCGATCCTGCTCGATCATATGGCGAACGCATGCCACGGGAGATGTACCAGTTATGCTCCATCTCCTGACGTAGCATCAGTTCATCGGCATCGTGACCGAGTTCCGCCGCTTCAATCTCGACCGAACTGTTGTAGTTCTCGAGGCGTTTGCCGGAGGCATCGGCGCTTTTCTTGTCGTCGGCGGATGGCTTGGCAGGGCCGCGCCATTGCGCCCACAAAAGGCGATCCCGATTGGCACGAAATGCCGCATACCCACCTTTGAAAGGGATGCGCCCGAAAAATATCGCCTCATCCAGCCATGGCCCATACATGGCGTCTCCGATTGGAGCGACACCCCGTTCACGTCGACGCAATACGATCGGCCAGATGGATGAAATACCCACGCGCGAGCTTGCATAAGTCGAATTGCGATTATCGAGTGTGAAGCTTTCATAAGTGACGCCAATCGCCCTCGCCATGTCGCGAGATAGGCTCATGTTGAACGGATCATATTGGGGACCAGGCGTCACGCTGCCCTTGACGTCTAGTTTTTCCCCCGGCGCCAGGTGGTTGATGTTCGGATCGCTTCCGAAATAGAGCTTGGATTCCCGAGCCTTCTTGATCTGTGCAGCGTATAGGCCGACGAACTGATCAGCGAGCTGCTCGGTAATCTTGGAATCGCCGCTTTCGCGTAAGGCATTCAATGCCTCAAATGCGTCTTGGCTGGGCGCTTCGCTGGTGAGACTGATACCGATCGCAGTCTGCAATACCGCCATCTGCAAGGTCGCATCCTCCAGCATCTCGTGCTGGATGTTCTTGCGGATCGCGGCCGCAAGCGGTGAGATGCCACGCACGTCGCGGGAACCAGTCGGCTCGAACACATGAAAAGTCTTGACGTTTCCCGCTTGGTCGTAGGCGGGCCAATCATGCGTCGAGAACGACAGACTGTCCTCGGCACGAAATCGGTAGGCTACAGGACGCCAGTTCTTGTCATGCAGGACACCCTGGATCATCCGTTCTGTTTCGACTGTGTCCTGCACCAGCCTGGTCGGCGAGAGGATGCAAGATTTTGTACCCGTCGTTACGCCATAGTGCGCGCGCGTTGGCGCATCCATCCAGTCATTGATCCCAACCGCCTCGCCGAACACCATCTGGTCGCGCAATCCGATCTCGAACTGCTGCTGAACGATGAATTTGCCCCGCAAATGCGACTCTCGCGGATTCCAGGAGTAGAACTTCCACTCGCTCTTTATCAGGCTGATAAGGTCGCGGATCTCGGCATCGTTATAGCCGAGCCGACGAAGCGTGACGGGGTCCGGCGTGGGATTGAGTTGCAGCTCGGTACCGATGGTATCGGAAACGATCTGATTCAATGCTCCGGACAAACGCCCGGAGTTCCGAACCATGTCCTGCGCCAGGCCTGCCACCCGGCGCCAGGACTTCCGGATCTCGTCCCGGCTATCCGACAGAGGCGCTGGGCGGGTCGAGATCACGGCTGACCTGGTGTCGCGCAGATAGCTGCTTGACGCTTCAGGTCGTGCCGGCGCCCTAATGGATGCCGGCACGATCGACGGTACGGAAGTTCTCATCGCCTATTCCACTCTTTCGCGAGATCGTCGAGGCTCATTGGCTTCGATACAGGGGGAGGGCTTGGCGTGCTGGAGACGGCCGAGAAAAGGCCGTCTTCAAAATCAAGCTGCGCATCTTGCGCGGGCGTTTCCCGCTCAAGTTCCAGGCGCTGCCAGATGGCTTCAGGCAGGCTACGAACGCCGAACTTGATCGCCGCAGCCTCGGCCTGGTTCATCGTGTCGAGGCCTTCGTTCGCCTGATTTGCGTCCTTTTCCCAATGATACTCGACGAAGCCATCGTTCGATTTTCGCTTCTTGGGAACCCGCCGTTCAGCCGTCAGCTGACGGTAGTATTCGTCTTCTAGGCCACGGGGAAAGCCAACATAACCACGTTCCAGAGGATCGGTTTTGCCAACGTTTCGATAAAGCGCCATCTTCAGGATCGAAGAGTTGAAGTTGTAAAACCGCTTGGAATACTTCAACACCATGCCGGTCTTGTGGTTGCGCTCTTTCTTCACCCGCTGCAGCAGCGGCGCATTCTCGCTCTTGGCGCCGCGGACCATGATCAACTTGCTGGCTGGGTGTCGTCGAGCCCACTCCCAAACCTCTTCGGTGTAGGCATTACCATCGATCGCGGCGAGGTCCGGAGCGATGCGATGACCGCAGGTATTTGACCAGGTTTGTCCAAGCAATGCGTCAAGCCGCTCCTGACATGCCTTTTCGGATATGTGGCCTGGGATAATGCCGTAATCGACAACCCAGCGCCGAAACTCAGTGCCCCAGGCTACCGCCTGCCACTCGACCCTGTCTCCTTGGCAGTCGATGCCTAGCGTGAGGACCAGCCCCCCAATCGGTATCTTGCCGAGATCACGATCAGAGCCAGCACCACGATCGCGCAAGGTCTCCCAGGGCGGCGCCTCACCGGCTGTTACATAGGCCCGGCCGACGGTATCGTTCAGGAAGGTTTGCTCGGAGGCAGGATCACCCTTTGCCGCAAGCCATTCGCGAGCGATTCGCTCCCAACTCTGCAGCGTCGAATAAGCCGACCAGATGTAGAACGAGCGATGAAAGCGCATCTGGCTGGGATTGTGAGCCCGCCACTGCAAAGCATCGACCATCTGCTGCCGATGATACTGCCTGATCTCAGCACCACATTCGATACAGGTGAAATGCGCGTTTTCCGGATGGGCCTCATCCAGATTTGCAAGCATGTTCTCCCATTCGAGAACCTGATAGTGCCCGCACCCTTCGTGGGGGCACGGGACATAAGGGTACTCCTGACTACCGTCTTCGAAGTTCTTGGTGATCCGACAGCCCGGCATGACCAGTGGCGTCGATATCTTGAAGATCTTCGCTTCCTCGACCCCGCGGCTTCTGCTGTCTGCCTGCGATTCCGGGTCGCCGCCCTTGTTCGTTTCCCATTTCGACAAGTCATCTTGGACCTGCCTCTTCATGGTAACTTGCGATAGAGACGCCGGTGAGTTGGCGCCGGAAATCTGAATGGCGCCAAGGCCGTCGATGCGCTCCTTGTAGAGAAGCGAGTCTGACCCGTCGCGGCTCTTGTTCGAGACGACGCCGTCGCGGTTCTTGCCCAGGAAGATGTTCGCGAGTGCCGTCGTGTTGCGAAGCATCGGAGCAAGCTTCATCTTGCTCCAGCGTTCCGCATTGTTTTCCGTGGGATGGACATAGAGGAACCAGGAAGGGTCCATGTCCATTGAGCCGCCGGTAAAGATGTTGGCGATGACCGTGCCGCCGATCTGCGCCGACTTCATGAGCGATACGATGCGGCACAGGTCGTCAGGCGACAACGCGCGCAGCAGTTCGTCGAAGTAGCGAAAGAGGCTTCGATTGTAGGGGCCGGGATAGTCCGGACTTTCCAACTTTGAGAACACGATGTTCTCTTCGGCCCAGCTTAGATAGTCGACAGCAGTAGGCGGCTCGATGACATTGGCGACGACGTCATAGGCGATGCGTTCCGCGTTCGCCGTATGGATCGCCATCGTCGTCATGAGCTTTCAACCTCCAGTTCGGTGGCTATTTCGCTTTCGACCAAATCCGGAAGCGCCACGGCCTTAAGGCGCATCTGTTTGCTGGCGCTCTCACGCACCTTGCGGAACTGCTGCCGCATCAGATGCTTCACGTCGCGCTCAGGAAGCTGGAAGGCTGCAGAGATCGCGGTGGCCATATCGTTCAGACCACCCTCGAAGATCTCAAGCATCGATGTTGCCACGCGCCCCATGGCTCTTGACGCCTCGGACGTCTCCATGAGACGTCCGCGCTCCTTCGCGTCCTCGATCGCAGCGTTGCGGTTTGCACGTTCCGCCTGCTCGAGCTTTGCCTGCTTAAGGCGCAAGTCGATGTTGGGAGGCAGTGGCTCGGAAGGCAGCGTCGAGGCAAGAGGCGGTGGCCGATCAAACGGCAAGCGTTCTGCTGTGACGGGTGCATCCGGATCAAGGCGAGTGTCGAGCCCATTGCCGAAACGCTGCGAGACATCGAGGCAGAGACGAAGATCAGCTTTCGCAAGTTCAAGATCTATCTTCGCTCGCTGCCCGTGCCCCACGATTGCAGCCGCACTAATCTGTCCGGCCTTTATGAATTGCGAAACCCGACCAGGCGAAACATTGATGGCAGCCGCAAACTCTCCTTTCGAAACCAGTGGCATTGCTCAAACTCGACCTTTAATCTTTTAGCGACTTTGAGAACCTTTAGGCTTCAGTTTTAGGGTCAAACTGCGGATATTCGGCAGTCGCGCTTGCCCGTGTGGCGGCTTTTTCCGGATACGGTCCCTAAGTGGGGGGGGTGTGGCGGGTCTGCCACAGGTGGCCGCCTCGCCCTGCATCCGGTCAGGGGACCAGTTTGGCCAAGGCCGCATCGACACGTTCGCGAAGCAGCGGACCGGCAATGCGTTCAAATGCTGCTTTGGTCTGGCCACTCGTCATCTCGACAGGGATCACGACCCCGGATCGAGCAAACGTGAAATGCCGACTTCCACCCTTAACGCTGGCATGCCGGCCTACGCGCACCATGGCATGACCGTTCCAATCTTCCACTTCGACCCGATTTGGCCACCAACCTGCCCGCATGAATGCACCGGGATAGAGCGTCGTCTTGCCGAAAGGCTTTGCCACCACGCCCGCCTCGGTTTCCCGTGCGGCGAGATACTTCAGGCGGATGTTTCCACCGCGCGTCACCATCTCGTAGGAAAGCTTGCCCGGCCTGGCGACCGTCGGATTGCCCACCGCCTTGACGATTGTCTCGCGTGGAAGGCCGGTTTGCTTCGTCAGATTGCGAATAACCTGCGTTTTGGCGCGGTTGCCCACCTGGTTGACGATGCGGGGCAGCACCTTCGGAAACTGCTTATGCAGCAATTCGATGCGCTTGCCGTACTTCTTGAGATTGCCATCAGCCCATCTCGCAATGAGGATCGCCATGGCACCTACCTGTCAGAAAAGAAAAAGGCGACCAAACCGGCCGCCTGTCGTCTTCGCATAGCTGTCGCACTGACCTTGAATCGAAGTCCTCATTGGACCGTCAAGGCTGGGTTCCGAATGACCTACTCCCTTGGCTCTCACTGAAGCCGGTTCTCGCGGCTTTCGCCGGGATCGGAGGGTGCGGGTACAAATTCGCAGTGGCCGTTGACGAATAGCTCTCATAGCTTTTTCAGAAAGGCAAGAGGCATATCGGCGATTTCAAACGGGTTGCCGTCATAGACGATACGTACCCTCACACGTCCTTCGCGGCTCCATTTGACCGCCAAAACGGTGCACACCAGCTCAGCGAACGGACCGTACGCGATCACGGCTTGAGAGCCCTCGCAGATCGTCTTGTCGGTCGGCATTCGGGATACGGCACCTGGTCTTAGCCGCTGAAATTTCTGCACTTCCTCGCTGTTCACAACCAGATAGCCGTGAGCGCCGGACACAAATCCAAAGACATTCTTCTGCCTGCGCAATCCCTCGAAAGCCTCAGGTGAAGGAACAATCTTCGTGAGCAGATATCCGGAAAAGTAAGCCCGCTCGGAAGCGATTTTCCGGCCACGACGTACCAGCGTCACCTTTTCCCGAGGCGCCAGCACTTCCACGCCGCAATCCGAAAGCAGCTTTTCCACTGTAAAATCGTGCCCCGATGCCACCTGCAGGCAGTACCACCGCGCCGAATCAGGCTTGGCCTCGACCTTCTCGCGTGATGCCGCATGGAGCTGCGCGCGCGCCAGTTTCAGCACGCGGCCTTCGCGGGCCTTGCGACGTTCGGCCAAGGCCTGTGTTTCCTCAGGCGAGAGCGCCTCAAACGCGCGGCGACGCTTCAGATTACCCATTCTGCACCTCACTGATTTTCTGTTCGAAAGCGGCAAGCGCCGCCTCCACTTGCGCGTCCAGATCGCCCGTCACGTCGTCGATTGCCGGGAAGAACACCCAGTCCGAAGGCTGTTCGATGAAGGGCCAGCCACGGCGGGCATGTAGCCGCTTCCATGCGAGAAACACCGCCCCACCCCGCTCTGCCTGACGAAAGGCCGCCGCGATCGGGGCCAATACCGGGCTGATGAACAGCTTCCGGCGCGATCGGAACGTGTCGATCATCGCATTGGCTTCCGGCCAGCCCGAGGCCATCCGCTTGGCACGCATCAGCGCTTCCACAGTGATCTTGCCGTCGTCGATCTGCCGGCGATCGAAGGTCGTCACCACGAAATTCTCCACGGCGGGCTTCAGCAGCAGCGAAAGCCGATGGGCCATCCAGAGCTTGCCGCAATAGGCGGCATGCACGCGGTTATCGGCGGGCAGCTTTTCCCACGGCCTGGTGCGCAAGTATTCGGCCGGGCTGCGCACCCGGTTCTTTCCCTGGCTCCACTGCAACCATCCCGGCGTCAGGGCAATGCAGGCCTCGCGTTCGGCCGGCTTCAGGCGAAACCATTCCCGGCGCGCCTTGTGAGCGCTGTAGTCGGCATAGCCGGGCCAACTCGGCAGCCAGCGAAGGAAGGCGGCTTCGATCTTGCGCCGTTCGTTCCCATCGGCTCGCGCGCCTGCGCTATCTGGAGAGTTAATGGGAGAGTTATTATCCTGGGGTAGCTGTTCCCCCACCTTCGGGGCGTCAATTCCCCCACCTTGAGCAGCCATTTGCCTCACCTCTTCGTCTTCGCGGATATCATCCGCCGGGGTGTCGCCAAGGCCTGAATCGGTCGCCGGTTCATCGGGCCAGCGTGCCCGATAGTCCTGTCGACGCCATTTCTGGCCGCTGAAAAATCCGTGGCGGACTTCAAGCCAGCCACGGTCGCTTGCAATCTTGAGATGCGTGCGCACGGTCTTCTTTGTCCGACCCGTCAGCGCGCACAGGTCATCGATCGTGGGAAAGCAGGAGCCGCCATTGCGGTCCATCTTGTTGCCCAGCATCGCCAGCACATGCCGTGTCGTGGCCGGCAGATCGGAGTTCGCCACCGCATGCCGCCAACGCCACACCAGGGATGTCCTTGGCGCATGGTCCTGCCCTGCCATTGCCTGCCTATCCCTCACGTCGCGGCGATCCCGGCTGTGGCCGCTCCCAGCCACTGGCTGCAATCGCCCGCATCACGGTACGTTCCAGCATCAGCAGATGCCGGTCTTCAGGCCGCAGCGTCCCATAGGCAGAGCGCGTGGCGTTGAGAGCGGCAAAACGCACGTCCACAAACCGCACGCCCTGGACGAATCCACATTCCTGCAGGATGGCGCGAAGCACGCTCGCATCGCGCAGGATCACGCCATCAGGAACGGTGAGCAGCCATTCGGCGCGTTTGGCATCGTCGAGGCAGTCGGCGAGCTCGTCGATGATCGGCAGCAGATGGGCCATGGCTTTTGCGCCCCTTCGCGCGCCCCTCAGTTTCTCGATGTTGGAAAGCTTCGCCCGTGCATGATCGGCCCGTACCTGGTCGCCGTTCGCCACCGCCGCCGAAAGCGCCAACCGGGAGGTGTGCTCAATCGGGCCGTATCGATCCGTCTCGATTGCGCCATTGCGGATGGCGAGCTTGCGCTTGGAAAGCGCGATGTCAAAATGCACCCACCTCGCCTGTCGGTGAGGCCCGAAGCTCAAATCGGGATGACCCTGTATCCATTTGCGCTGCACGCCGATACGGTCGGCCATGGAGAGCAATTCGGCATCGCTGTCGGCCCACATGTGGCACATCAGCATGTTGCCAAATCGGGCTTTCATATCGTCCACATAGACACTCATGTGTCACCTCGCTTCCAAAGCCAGAAATCGTTGCGCAGCTGCTGAAACGCCGCCTTCACCGCGGGATCGCGGTCGATCTCGCCTTTGCTTTTGATCTTGAGAAGTTCTTTCAGCCTGGCGTCGGCGGCATCTGCATCGGGCACAGAGCCATCGCCCCGCGTCTCCAGGAAGCGCCGGAACAGCGGTTGCTCGCAGAGCGATTTCGCAGTGAAGCCGAGATTGTCCCGCTTGGGCTTTTCAGCGGGTTGCGGTTTCGGGGCCAGCTCACGGATCCGCGCCGCCGCCCGGTCGATCAGGTCGAGCGCGAAGCCAAGCGTTTCCAGCGCACGGCACAGCACCTCAATTTCATCGGGTGATGCGCAAGGATGGATGGTGGCGACGCGATCGAGGTCGCCGCTCTTGCGCCAGGCCATGAGATGCGTTCCGCTGGAATCGGCCTCCACCTCCCAGGTGAAACCGGCCAAGGCTTCCCGATACTGCCGCAACTGCCGCAGGCGCCGCCGTTCCTGTTCGCGATCGGGAGCGCTCATATCGACCCCCTGGCCTTTGCCAGAGGGTGAATATCCGGGACCGGCATACCGTCAAAGAGATCACGGGAATGGATGGTCATTCCACCACCTCGTGAATTACAGGAGGCGGCAGAACAACGCCGGTCGCGGCATCTATCCGCAAGAGATGCAGCGGGCAGGTGATCACGCCATCGACCGGTGCCTGATCCACCAGCGAGACATTGCGATGCGGGCACATCCAGCCTTGACCGGAACGTCGCGCCCGTCTCCCGGTCCATTCGCGGAAATGGCAATGCCATTGCGGAGAGCGGCTCGCCAGTTCGTAGAAAACACCAAGTTCGGGATTGGCGAGCCGCTTGCACATGCGTCGCCGCCACACGGGTGTCGGCAAGCCATGGGGATTGAGGCCACCCCTGCTCATGATCGGCGAACCGCCTACCAACCGCCAGAACTGGCCATAGCAGGAAAACTCCGGCACGAAGCGCGGATCGATATGATAGTGATCGTGATCGAAACCGAGGCAGTGGCGGTCATTGTGCTTTGGCCCGATCACCGGCCAGTCGCGCACCATGCAGGACCATTCGGCCCGCACCGTCGGCACCAGGTAATACTTGCCGATTTCGACCGGCGAGGTCAGTTCGTCCAGCCGCTTCACGCCGCCACCTCGCCGTCAGTCCCGGCCGCCTCGAAGCCCCAGAAATCCCATTTTCCGTTCAGCCTGACATCGCCTTCGACAAGGCTTTCGCGGCGATTGAACAATTCGAGCTTAGGCACACCGGGAAATAGATGCTCAATCGTTTCCGCGAAAAATTGCGGCTTGGCACTGTGCTGCCCCTTCGCCTCGCGATGCACGGTTTGCGGCTGAGTTCCAGGAAGTGGCGCGACTGGACTGCCTCGCTTGCCGATCAGCAGCAGCTCATGCCGGTCGCGCCCCCAGTATCCGGTTCCAGCAACTTCCTTGTCCCATATCCAGTGATGCACATAGGTGAAGCCCCAAGCCTCCATTACGCGCAATCCATCCGGCAACATCGGGTTCGTAGCCCAAAGAAACAAAACGCAATCTGCTTTGGCAGGCGCGCCGATCTCCGGAAAGAGATCGCAGATTGCACCTGTCGGCATGGTCGGATAGTGGTTCTCGGCGCTCTTGTCGCGGCCCGTGACCTCAGACCTTACGCCAAATTGCCATGGCGGATCGGCATAGATGATCGGGTATTTATGAGCGACCTGTCCGGCCTTCGCACTGCCGTTCGCCTGGACAAAGCTCATATGGGTCAGCCGCACAGCATGACGGACTTCGGAGAGCTTGCGGCGGTTTTCCTTGGTGTCGGCGGCCTTCTGTTTTTCTTCGGCAAGCGCAGCCTCGACATAGAGGATCTGCTTATCCGGGTCGACCTGCTTCAGGCGATCAAGGAAAACCCCACTGTCGAGGCGCGTGCCGCGTAGGCGATGCAAGGCCATTTCGGAGATGCTTTCGCCTCGCGAAACGTCCTTCTGGACGAGGCTTTCCGATCTGCCGGTCGCCTCAGCAGTTGCGGCCGTGAAACGCTTCGGCTGACAGATCGAGGGTTCGTAAACTTTACGAACCCTCGTATGCTGATTTTGCCCTAGTGCCGTATCCGGATATTTTTCAAGATAAAGCTCTTTCCGCCGCGCCGTGAACAACGCCCTGTCTGCGACTGTCAGTTCCGCACGGCAAAGGTTTTCATCGATCTCCCAAAGCTCGGCGTCCAGCGCATCGCCCTCGACAACGAAGGCCGGTATCCATTCCTCGCCCAGCTGCCGCATGGCTTCCAGGCGGTGCATGCCGGCCACCAGCGCCAAATGATCGGTCCCATCTTCGCCAGCGGGAACCACGCGCAGGGTTATCGGCGTTTTCAGCCCGATCTCTCGGATCGAAGCCTTGATGGCATCGACCTTCGCCTGATCGAAATAGCGCAGACGCTTGCCGATCTGGATCGCGGCAACCTCCACCGATTCTATCTCCCGCCGGCGCCCCATCAGTCGAGCCTCGGGAAAAGCTCGCCTTCGAAATGTGGCCAACGCAAAACACCAGAGCTGCGCCCAGAACGAAATGCGTTGAATGCCTTGATGAAGACCGCCGCCTGCTCCAGGGCACTCATACGCGTTCCGCGCCGTGTCTGAGCAAGATGGCCCATGAACCGTTTTCGCAACACGAAAACAGGGTCACGATCTGAATCTATGCCGATGCCCGTGGTCAGAGAATGCACGAAACTGTCAAGCATCGTTTGTTTCGAACGGGCACATATATGCGCTGCCCCGGCGATATAGCCCTTGGAAAGCTGGAATTGCCGGGAAAGCTTGTCAGTGGAATTCAGGGCTTCGCGAATGGCAGGGTTCGCATCGAGCACGTCCATCATTTCTTCCGGAGAAGGATAACTCCCTGCAACGCGATTGCCCTCATACAGCCACACGAAGGAAATGGCAGTGGCCAGCGAATTGGCATTCTTCTCGCCATACATGGAGAGAATATTCCCCGGCGTCCGGGCGGCGCCTTGATCGACGGTGTGACGGCTGTCGCGATCAAGGCCGAAAGCCAGCATCATTGGCACGGTCGTGCCGCTGCGGATGACCGCATTCAGGCGATGCTGCCCATCGTTCAATGCACCGGATCGGGAGATGATAATGGCCTCGCCGTTCAGCAGCCACTCGCCTCGCCGCATCGCATCGGCATAGGCCCGCACGGATCGCTTGGCGCCCTCGATCCGTAGCGGCCGGTTGTCGGCATTCGTGGCAAGAATCCGCTCGGCCAGAACAGGCGTCATGTCGACCGTGACGGTGAAAACCTCTCGCTCGCCACGCCGTAACCACTGAGCGAAATCATCAGGCGGTGCAGCGCCGCCAGCACCAGCTGTTATCGCCGGCGATACATCTTTGAGCGGGTTGTTCTTGGAAATGCGATGGGAACGGGACTTCATCAGATGATCCTCTTTGCAAGGCGGCGGTCGATCACCGCAATCAGCCGCGCCACGCGCGTGGCGCCAAACCCGCGCTTCAGAAACCGCAGGGCAATCCGGGGATGAAAGGGAAAGGAGGCGGCCGCAATCGCGCGGCGCACCTCGGCGGGCAGGCTGTCGAACAGCTCCATCAAGCCGCCCTCCCCACATCCATCAGCTCGCGCACTTCCGCCTCGCTGAGACCCGTGCGCCGCGCGATTTCCGAGAGAGAAAGACCGTCGCCGATCAGGACGCGGACCCGCGCCGCCTTGGAGGTGCGGATCAGATCGTCCGCTTCTTCCTCCCCGGTCGTCCAGGACGCGGCGATTGCAGGCTCTGCCATTGGGCATCCTCAGCGCTCGGAAACGATACGCAGGCTGGCATCGCCGCCACCACGGGCCTTGATCTGGGCCAGGCTGGCGCGAAGGTCCGATAATGCGGTTTCCAGAGATGCCGCGACCCGGTCAACGGTTGTCGCTTCCGAGGGCGATACATGCCCGTCCGAAATCACCACTGCCATGGTCCGCGCCAGTTCGGCCGCCTGAAGCATCGTCTCGGCATGCGTCGTCATGATTGAAACATCGGCCTGGCGCTCAAGATCAGGATCAGTCAGGCGCCGACCGTTGGCCTCTGCCATAACGGACGTGATCAACGGCTGGCCACAGTCCGCCTCCAGCGCACGGACGGCACCGACGGGCATCAGGTCGGGATCGTTGGGGTTATTCCAGCGTCCCACATGGCTCTTGCTGAATCCGGTGATAGATTCGGCACGGGCAATGCCGCCGCAGCGTTCGATCAGGTCACGCTGAGCCGCCTTCATACGATAAAGAAATGCATCCATCTGATTTCCTCCAGACAAAAAAACACACGTTCCCGCGCCGGGAATTCGGCGTGGGGATTCCCGTAGCGGGAATGTTCAGGAAGTGAGAAGAATCAAGCCGTTACCAAGTCGGGGGCGGCCCACATGTCATTGTTGATGCAAGCAACGAAAAGTCAGCGCCGAGGCGGGTCCGCCTACGCAGTATCTGAGACCGCTCGCCTCGGCGCACGGCAGGCAGCGAGGAGGATGTCGCGCCAGGCCGGAAGGTATTATTTTGACCGCCTCTCATGCGGCAGCCTCGTGTTGGTTCGAGGATGGCCTATCAATCCCACCCTCCGGCCAAGTCGCATTTTCTGGCCAATTGAGTGAGAACCAGCGAATCGCATCATTGAAGCGGGCAGTTGTCAGGTCGGCGCCACCCCGCAGAGCGGCCAACTTCTTGCTGTCTCCAAAAACCCGACCGCTCACGGTCTTTTCCTCCACGCCGCAGGCGCGTCCGTAGGCTTCTGAGATGAGCAACAAGTCAGCAATCTTAAACATGCGCGGAATATCGGTTAAAAAACCGAATTTGGCAACGGTTTTATTACCGATATCAAAGTTTCTGCAATCTGGTAAAAATACCGACATGGAAACAACGCTTTATACGAGAATTAAGGAACGCCTCGATGCACTCGGCATGACCGAGAGCGCCGCTGCTGCAAAGGCTACTTTGGGAATAGATGCGATCCGAAACCTTCGACGTCGACACGACGCGGGGGAGCTGTCAGCAAGCATGTCTACAAAGTCTCTGGAAAAACTGGCGCCGGTTCTGCAGGTTTCTGTTGAGTGGCTACTCCACGGCGACAAATCTAGTGGGTTTGAAAGCTCTTCGACGATAGGCCGCATACCATCAGCCAACGCAAGCTTCCCACCTCGCTACCAATCCTTTGACCGAACGTCATCGGTCCCGCTACTAGGTCAAGCAGCGACCGGCCCGAACGGAATGTTCGTCCTTAACGGAGCTGAAGTAGGCAGGCTGTTCACACCGCCAATGTTGGAGGGTGTCGCCGGTGCATATGGCGTTCGCGTGTTCGGAACATCGATGGTCCCACGTTACGTCGCAGGGGAAACAGTTTGGATCAACCCACACGAACCGGTGCGACAAGGCGATGATGTTGTGGTGCAAATACTTACGGACGTTGAGAACGAACGACAAAGCTACATAAAGCAGTTTGTCTCGCAGTCATCCAAAGTAACGCGCCTTCTCCAGCACAATCCTGAAGAAGGCGAGGAGAAAGAACTGATATTTCCCACCGATCGCGTGTTCTCAGTTCACAAGATCGTCTTTCACGCGACCATATGACGAATCATCGAGCCAGGTGGGCCGGATCGTCAAATTCCTGAAAGCCGGCGCCAGTGGTGGGCATTCGGCGCAGCGGAAACGCTGACAAAGCTCTTGATATGTCTGAACCCCTTTGCGAGATGCCATCATTATTTCAGGCATGCGCAGGACACTAGACCTCCCACAATCGTCGCAGGCCACATAGACGCTGGTGAGCTCGACGACCAGCCTCCGCGATTCGGGATGATTGACGGGAGCGCTGCAAAACATAATACCCTCCTGTATGTTCCTGATACGTTCTCACTTTTTAAAACCATAAGGCGGCAAAGAGTCCAGAGTGATTCGGCGGCAGAACCAAAAAAGTTGCGCAGATGCGAATTCGGTTAATTTACCGACCGCATCTTGCATATCGGTTTTATTACCGGTATGTGTTTCGCAATCGGTAATTTCACCGAGGCGAAGGAGCGCTCACATGCACAAGTCCGACAAGAAAGCACAGACCGAAATCGTCAACGCCATGGTCAACCTCTACCTTGAGCGTGGCGCCATGACCGATACCGATCTCATCCGCGCCGGCTTCAGCCAGGAACAGGTCAATACCTGCGCCCCACTGGCCGCCGCCCGCATTCGCGAGACCGAGGCGATCGCTGCCTGACCCCACCTACGATCCGCTTTGGTGCCCGGCTCCCTTACCACTTGCCCCGCCCGGCGAAGGGAGCCGGCATCCCAACCGGATGAAAGGTAACCTCCCATGACCCGCAAAGAATTAACCGGTCCGATCGACCGGGCAGCAGGCGCGCGCCTATGCGCCATCCGCAAGGCACGCAACGTCAGCCAGGAAAAGCTGGGCGCCGAAATCGGCGTCACCTTCCAGCAGGTGCAGAAATACGAGAAGGGCACGAACCGGATCTCCATCTCGACGCTTATCCTCATCAGCAAGGCACTCGCCTGCCACCCCATGGATATCATCGGCGAGGCCGAGGACATGCCGCAGCGCCTGTCGCTGGACACGCTGCTTGCGGAAAAGAAGGAGGCGGATGCGAGGCTCGCCCATATCGCCAGCCTTGCCAGCCGCCGGCCGTCCACCGCGTCATCCGTCTCACCAACAGCCGGAGTCGCCCAATGAGCAGCGATCGGGAATTCTATCTGGGCTGGTTTCACGCCCGCTATCTCTGGCCGTTGCGCACCTTCGTCGACCACGCCCGCCTCGTCCATCTCCTGCAGTTCCTGGATGGCATCATTGTTCTGGAGCCCTGCAGTTCAGGCGGCGCCTATGTTGTCGCCATCACCGGCCATGCCATGGTGGTGATCCACGATAGCGACGCCTCGATATCAGTTCCATGCACGCTCGACATTCCGGACGCTGCATTCGAAGCCGCCAAGCCCGCCGTTGGACCGCTGATGGACTATTGCGGACAGAGCTATCGTCCGGACCCGCCCGACTGGATGCAGCCGGGCCGCGTCTATGTCTACACGGCCGGGATCCACATCATCCCTGCCATGCGCCACCCCGTGTGGGCAGAGGAAGAGAACGAATTCCAGCCGTGCTTCTACGCCCGTACGGCAAGCGTTAGCGAGCATAACCGGGGCCTGGATTTCCGGATGACGAAGGGCAGGCCGCTGGATTGGCGCGCCTTCCTGAAATCCACGCTTGAGTTGCCGGATGCCGCGAAGGCGACGACGCGCTTCGATCCGCACATACCCGCGCTGTTTGCACCGCTTCTGGAGATGCTTCGATCTACCGCCGATACCCCGCCTGCGATCATGTCACACACCACGAAGACCCACCCTTCAGGACAAAACCCGGTCATCCTGCAGATATCGGGACATCCGGAAGTCCTTGGCGTCTGGGTAGGATCGGCAGAGGCGGAGCCATCTCCGATCCCGGCGCACTTCACGGCCGAGGCGAGCACATGAACCCTTGTCACCGGACCCCACCCAACAACGCGAAGCTGCCCGACGATCTCGGTCTCGCCCGCCTGGCCGCTGCAGGCTTCAGCCGCCGCGAAATCGCCGAGCACTACGGCGTGCGTCAACAGTCGGTGCGCGACCGCTTCTCTGCGATCGGCATCAAGGTCGCGCTCGACATTCACCGCGCACGCCCGAGCGACACTCGCAAGGTGATTAAGGCGGGACCGACAGGCCCGATCTCTCTCCCTGCCCTCAGTTTTCTGGAGAAGAGCAATGGCTGAGAACTCCGCGATTTCTTGGACCCGGCACACTTGGAACCCATGGATGGGCTGCACCAAAGTAAGCCCGGCATGCGACGGATGTTACGCCGAAGCACTCATGGATAAGCGCTACGCCAAGGTCCGATGGGGCAACTTTCCCCGCGCCCGCACCGGTGCGAAGACCTGGAATGACCCGCACCGCTGGAACAAGCAGGCCGTGGTCGATGGCGACCGTCCTTTCGTGTTCTGCGCAAGTCTCGCCGACATCTTCGACAACCAGGTGCCGACTCAATGGCGCACTGACGCCTTTGAGGTGATGCGAAATACGCCGCGGTTGGTCTACCTGCTGTTAACCAAGCGACCGCAGAACATCGTTAGGCTGTCGATGGAAGCTGGCGGCCTGCCGGTCAACGCGGCGCTCGGCACGACATGCGAGGACCAGCCGCGGGCCGATAAGAACTTGCCGGCTCTGTTGAGCGCCCACGACCGCGTCAACTCTCTCTTCACATTCCTCTCTTGCGAACCACTGCTTGGCCCGATTGACCTATCGCAGTTCGACAGCTTTCCCGACTGGGTCATCGCAGGTGGCGAGACAGACCAAGGCGAACACAAGGCACGCCCTACGCATCCGGATTGGTTGCGCGATCTGCGTGATGCCTGCGCTCAGGTCGGCGTTCCTTTCCATCTGAAGCAATGGGGCGAATGGACGCCTGGAGAGAACGTGCCGCACACAGTTCGCGGTCGCAGACCATCGGCCCATTTCTTCGACGGTGAGTGGGACATTGGATCGACTGACATGAGCGATCCGGAAGATGGGTGGATGGACGAACCCGACGTCTACAGGGTCGGCAAGAAACTCAGCGGCCGCATGCTCGATGGCGTCACCCACGACGCGTTTCCACAGGTGCCGGCATGAGCATCGTCCGCCATGAAGGCAGGATGCAGGTCACCTGCGACAGCTGCCCCGCCACCTACCGCCGCACCTATAAGGTCGAGGATTTCGACGTTCTGATTGCCGACATCACGTCGGAGGAATGGAAGAAGTTCAAGCAGGAGGGCCAGTGGCGCCACCGCTGCCCCGATTGCAGCAAGAGCGTGGAAAGGCGGCTCGTATGACGACAATCAGCCCCGCCACTCCCGCCGCCATCGTCGCGGCCCTTGCCGCAGCGCAGGTCAAGCTGCCCTTGCGCATGTCCGAACAGGATACCGGCGTCATCCTGGATGACGACGGCCACGACATCATCACCATCGACTCGAACGGCAAGCGCGAAGATGACCAGGTCGACATCATCGCCATGCTGGTCGTCAGCGCCATCAATCACCTCGCAGCTCCGGAGCCTCAGACATGATCGCGAAGCCCGCCATCAACATGACCATCGGCGATCTGCCGGAACTGGATTTCGTCCCGCTCCGGCAAATCCGCGTCGATGACAGCTATCAGCGCCCCCTGAAGGAGAAGCGCGTTGCCCAGATCCTGAGGGACTTCAACTGGGCACAGTTCGGCGCACTGATGCTGGTGCGCCAGGAGGACGGTACCTACACCGTTTATGACGGCCAGCACCGCTTCGAGGCCGCGCGCAAGCATCCCGCGATCGACCAAGTGCCGGCGACGATCGTCACCTTGAACGCAGCTTACGAGGAGGCCCAGCACTTCCTTGGTGTCAACATCAACCGATCGGCCATCACCACGGTAGAAAAATACTGGGCAGGCATCGAGGCCGGCAATGACGAGATGATGCGCATCTGCGCCGTGCTCGAGGAGGCTGGTTGCGAGGTTGTACCACCAGGCAGCAAGTCGCCGGCCGCCAACCGTACATCGTCGATAGCAGCGATCGAGCGCAGCTTGCGCCTCTATGGCGACGACGCCGTAACCCAGGCCTGCAAGACCTTGCGGGAGGCATGGCCGAAGGACGTGCACGCCCTGAACGGCGTCATGATCCAGGCGCTGGCCCGGCTTTACCGCAACAACAAGGGCACGATGGATCGGGAGCGCATGGCGCTGAAGCTGAAGGGCAAGGATCGCAAGATCCTGACATCGGATGCCGAGATGCTGCGCAAGATGGGTGGAGGCGATGCGCCGCTCGCCGTCGCAAAAGCCCTGGTCGAGGTCTACAACCGCGGCCTGACTTCCAGCATGATCCAAGTGGGAGCGAAGAAATGACACCTTCCCAGGGCTTCGCCTCTCTCCTCCTTTTCGCCGCCGTCATCACGGGCATCGCCTGGTTTACTGCTCTTCCGACAATCGGCCTCCTCTATATCCTGGGAGTTATCCAGTGACCGAACCATCAACACAATTCCGCGAGGCCGTGACGCGCCTTATTGAAAGCGTCGAATTCGACGTCAACGGGAGCAGCGGCCAGGGCGGCAATGGCGGCCTGATTTCCGACAAGACCATTCGCGCCGCCGGCGAGCTGCGCATCCTGCTGAGCCGTACCCCATCACCCTTGCAACCGGACATGTCGAAGGTGACCCGTTTGGTGGCGACTATGATCGACGTTCTTAGACGCGAGATCTCGTATGGCGACCGGGACCGAGCCCGTGAGAAATTCAATGAACTGGACCGCTTCTTCAGGAAGCATTTTCTTGGCGATGCCGATGATGAGACTTCGCCGAATACACTCATGCCCTCACCTATCGAAGCTGAGATATTGGATGCCATACGGCCGTTTCTCGGGCAGCCGATCACCCAGTCTCTTTGCCATGAGATCGTGCAGGCTCTCTGCCGGATCGGAAACGCCTCAGTCCCACCCCCCACACCCTCATCGAATGTGGGGCCGTCCGAATGATCTACGGCTCCGTCTGCTCCGGCATCGAGGCGGCGACTATGGCTTGGCATCGGCTGG